AATGTGATATGCCGTATGCGCTTTATACCATACCTAATAAATAAATACAATAGACTTTGCTAGTTTAATTAAAAATATTTATTAAGCAGGCAAAAAAATACCCACCGAAGTGGGTAAAAGTTTCTTGGAGATTATGCTTAACCGAATACTTGATTAAACATACGTTCTACTTTAGCACGATATGCTGGGTCTGTCTTGTATTTAGGGTCTCCAACCATGCCCATCAATTCATCTTTAGATGGTGTGCCATCAACAGGAGCTGATTGCGTAGGGATTCGACCTTCATAAGACTCGCGAAGTTTCATTAGAGCTTTAATGCCATTAGCAGTTCCGCCCATGATTTTAAATTCTTCGAAGTCATCTTTACCCCAAATACCTTTGTTGACTAAGCCTGCGCCCCATTCCGTCATGCCACGAATAATTGAATCAGCATTAGGGCCAAGAGCTTTCTTTTCAGCAGCAGCACTAAACTTAACTTGTTCTACTTGCTCTCCGCCCATTTCAACAACTTTACTTACTAGCGCATCAAGAGCAACTTGGCTTACACCATACTCTTTAGCCCAGCCTGCAACGTGTTGACGAACAGGGTCATCTTCTGGCGTATTGCCAAATGCAGAGAAATCATAGTTGCCATCTTCAGGCGCTTTATGTTTACCTTGGCTAATCTGCTTACGCAAATCTGTCCATGACTTTGCAATTGCCTCAAGGTCAGGCTCTGCATCATCTTTCTTCCAGAAATTCTCAGGCCACCAATCAGGTCGCTCAAGAGGGCTATCATCTTCTGGTGCTTGTAGATGACTAATTTCTGCTTTGTTTGAATCTACTGGTTGCTGACTTTCAAATGAAGCGTTATCCAATAAGCCTTCGCTGACTTTTTCCTCAGCTTGGGGTTGGTTAGTTTCTTCGGTCATTTAATTTCCTTTGCTTGTTTTATGCGATATTCCAAATCCCGTACAACGCTACATTGACCCTCACGATAAAATGCAAAGCTAGGGTCAGCTCCTGGCACGGCTACAGGATGCTCTAATATGGTTTGGCGTAACCATTCCATTAATTTCTTACCTTCTTCGTTAGAAGCTAACACTCGGTGGCATAGCTTACTTAAATCTTCACGCGCTTGCTCGACATCACGGATGTCTGTTTGCTGTGATTCTAGTCCTTCCCATCCATCTAACTGCATTATTCAAACTCCTCATCAGCCATTTTGAATGGAGACTTGCCCATCTTCATTCTCATGTTAGCATGCTCAACCGCTTTTTTAATAATAGTCTGTGGCATGTTTTGCATAAATGATTTGCTATCTACAGGCGTATCTAATAAGTATTTAAGTTCTTTAGTTTCCAATGTAGGAACCATCAAAGGAATATCAATTTCTTTTCCCCCAATATTTGTTCCAATACTTATTTCTGTAGAAATTCCACCATCTGGGCGTTTCATAGGGCCAAGAAATCCCATGCCTTTTTCAGAACCGTCTTGCCTTTTACCCATACTCTTACGAGTATCAAGATTCATGTTATCCATTACGCATCCTCTGCATCAGAGAAGTCTTTAGCCTTTAATACCAAATAAACAGCTTCACGAGTAGCATCTTTGATGTATTCATCGCCTGTAAATGTTAGGTTTTGCCATGCAACAGGATTGTGATTCTCGTCACGCACTTCTTTGCTTACATAGCCGTTAATAACCACTTCAAGTGTTTTGTTCTTAAAATCTTCGCTAATAGAAAAAATGTTCCAATAAGTTGCATTAATACCAAATACTGTGTTTACTGCTTTTAATAGTGCCATAATATTATCCTTACCAAGTTGTAATTAACATACGCTTCCATGTGTCAGTTGCTACACAAATATAAATATAATTGTTATCCCAAGTAATTGTTCCTGCTGTTCCTGTTGCTGTTGCTGACGCAGGCTGAATTGAAGTTATTGTAGTATATCCAACAAGATTTGTTGTGCTAAATGCACCTGCCAATGCACCTATAGTAATGGTGGATGTTGCCGAACCACTAATTGTTCCTGTCCCAATGTTAATAGTCCTGCTTCCACTAGGTCTAGATTGATTTTCAATATTTATTGTTGAAGAACCTGTACTTCCATTAGGTGGTCCTATATTAACAACTGTAGCACCAGTAGTTGATGTAACAGACCTACCAATATTAATTGTTTTAGTTGCCGTATTTGTGCCATAAGCAATGTTGACTGTTTGTGCGGCTGTAGATTGTCCTAATGTAATAGCACCTGTTTGCGTTGTTCCCCCAAGCGATAATGTGCCAGTTGTTAATGTTACCGCATTTATATTTTGTGTTGTTGCGGCAAATGTTACTGCACTACGAAGATTTGTTGTTGATGTACCTGATGTGCTACCAAGATTTAGTGTAGTCGTTGAACCTGCTACGCTGTTACTGCCAATGTTAATGCTTTTAGTTAACCCTGATTGAGTTGCACCATTACCAATATTGATAATGTTTGTATCATTAGTTGGACCAATAGTAATTGTAGATGGTCCTAATGTTGCCCCTGTAGTAATGGTCCTAATAGCACCTGTTGATGTGCCTGTTCCTATATTAATAGCACTAGGTGAACTTGCAGTTCCTGTTGAATAGTTGTGCGTGTAACCCGACATATTACCAGTACCAATATCAACAAAATTAAATGGACCAGTAGCAAGATTTACTGAGCCTGCTACATTCAATCCGTTAGATGTATATACAGTACCTTGTATATATGCCTCTGTTGTATCTACACTTCCAATGGTTGTAGTATTATTCCCACCGCCTGTTGCATTTGCGCCAATTATTATTTCATTTTCTCTATATACGGCACTACCAGTTACGCCGCTTCCAATGTAAATATTATTTTTACCATTAACTGTTAAAGAGCCAGCGTTATACCCTATGGCAGTATTATTTTCTCCAGTTGTTGTTGCAGAGCCAGCATTATATCCTACGACAGTATTATTCTTTGCTGAATTAAGGGCAGAATATGTAAATAATGCGCCTGAACCACCAAGCCCAGTAAAAGTCATTACTGTTGATGTATCTGTAAATCCTGAACCAGCATTAATAGTAGCAACATCCCCTTCAAGTTGACCACTTGCATTAATATAAATATTTATTAATGGATATGTTCCACCAGCAATAACTGGTGTTCCTGAAAAATATTGCAATTGAATTGTTTGTGCGCTTTCTGTTGGGCTATATCCGCTACCGCTAAAAGATACACCTAAGTCACCTGGGTTTGCAGTTATATCATTTAAAGTGTTATCGCCTATACCTACATTGTTTATATTTGAAGAAACAAGAAGCGGTGAGCCTAAAGCATCTACACCAAGAGCAGTATTAGTTGATACATTGCCATCACCTCTGCCTACTGTTATTCCATTGACTGTAATGTCTGTAGCAAATGATGATGAACTTGGAAATGGATTAGTATTATTCTTATAGGCATCAGCAATAGTTACTAATTCTGCTTGACGGTCAAATAATTTGTCATCACGACCGCCACCGCCACCGCCAGTTGGAACAATAATCCACTTGCCCCAATCTCCATCGTCTTGCTGAAACCTAAACTTAAGACCTTTAATCTCATGTTTAGGTATTGGGCCAGTTAAACCTCGCTCACCTTCGTCACCCTTTAATCCTCTAGGCCCAGTAAAGCCACGTTCACCTTGTGGGCCAGTATCCCCTTTGTCGCCTTTGTCACCTTTTGCGCCAACAGCATCAGTTCCTCTGTCGCCTTTATCGCCCTTGTCACCTTTAGGGCCTTGCGCTCCAGTATAACCACGTTCACCTTTTTCGCCTTGCTCGCCCTTTTCTCCAGGAACAGGAACATTCTTCAGGACAATCTCGCCTGGGTCTCCCTTGTCTCCCTTTTCGCCTTTTACTGACGAAGCAAGACTAATTGCTCTTGAAGCAATTTCAACTGCCCTAGCCGAAGCTATACGTGCAATATCATCTCTACCCTGCATTTTTCATCGCCTCTAGTAATTGCATATCAACAGGATTATTTGGGTCTGCTTGTTCTCTAGCCTGTTGTGCCATTTGCATTGCTTGTTGTTTCATCATATCACGCTCCGCTGGTGAGTTACGAACAGCCTGTGGAATAGACATTTTATCAGCAATCAAGTCCAATAGGGCATCCGTTTTCATAGCAAACTGACCATCAGGCCCAGACTGCTGTACAATTTGCGCATATTGCAAGATATTTTGTACGTCATCCATGTTCTGTGACATAGCCAATGGAGATACAGGTGTTACCTTAATCTCAAGACCATTCACCTTTAATGGCAAGTCAATGATGCCACGCTCATCCATAATCTGTAGAATCTTCTCTACCAATGGAACCATCGTCTCATTAATCAAACGACCAAATGCAGAACCTAAATTCTGTGACAATTGTTTCATACGTTCTACTACTTCTGTAGCAGAGCGAGCTGACATGTTATCTGGTGGCAATGATTCATCAAGCAAGATAGACTTAATGTTCATACGCAAGTCGTTCATCACAATCTGAGAAACATTGAAGTCACCAGAGCGCGGTAAAGGCTTCAATGACTCGCCTTGTGGCCCACCGTTACGAGCAACAGGAATAATCACGCCTGGAGCGATTGTGACGGTATTAGGGTTAAGTACGCCATCATCAGCAGCAGTATAAACACCAGCAATAGCCAATGACGCATTTTTAAGCACTAGCTCTAGCACTTTGTTTAATGTCTTGATGTCAGGCAATGCTGTGATTAACGGGCCGCGACCATAGATTTCACCAGCCACTTTCATGTAGCGTGATACAACCCAAGGGCTAAACTTCATGCGACGGTATACGATGCAAGTCTTGCTCTCTTTATGGATAACGTAGTAACCATAGTCGCCTTTAACTTGGTCATAAACAGTCGCTTCAATCAACTCAATATCTTCTGTAGGCTTTTGGTCAATCTTATTCTTTAATGCACCATCAATCTTAGCATCTTTCCATTGCTGTGTGATTGCCTCGCCTTTTAAACGCATGCGACGATACACATTATCCACACGACCATTAGCGCCTTCTTCAAAAGCTACTAGGAATTGTGGAACAGGAATAAAGTTAATTGGGCTAGTATCATCACCAGGCTGTACCATCATGACTGATGTGCCTACGCACAAGTCTAGTAGCGATTCGCCTACTGCAATGTCAAAGTTAGATTGCTTAATCGTTGCAAACATCTTCTCGGTATATACATCTAGCGCACCTTGTGCTTCTGCTTTACGGTCAGCAGGAATATCTGTACCAGCTTCAAGACGACACCACTTGGTTTGCGGTGGGAAGATTCCTGACTGCATACGGTTGGCAAAGCGTTGTGTAGAGTTGATAGCTGTAGCATCAAAGACACGATTCATTTTCTTAGCGCCACCTACCTTGCCATCATAAAATCCGTCATACAGATTCCGTTGTGGCAATGCAAATTCGTAAGCCTCGTCGTACAGGCTACGGAACTCCTCTTTCTTGGTAAGAGCAATCTCGTGACGCTTGAGAATTTGCTCTGGGGATAATCTCGTTTCAGCCATATTGTTTCCTAAGTCTTTTTATGTGTGTTTGCAAACTTACGCGCAGCTTCTTTACTGCCAAATCCCCAAGCCTTTAGTGCTAACTTCAATCTAGTAGGCTTGCCATTCTCATCCACAAGTGGCCCACTCATTCCACCAAACCTAGCTGCAAATGATACGCGTCTAGGGTTTGTTCCTTCCTTAACAGGAGCCTTTAGATTAGCGCCTTCTGTGCGTTTAAAGTATTTACGCCCAGCTTCTGTTAATCCACCCTCTGGATTCTTGTGTTCTTTTTTCATTCCTCGTCGCCTTCATCTGACAAGTCTTCAAATGGGTTCTTACCTTTTGCATCAGTAATTGGGCCACCTGGCTCCCATGTATCACAAGTCCTATGTGCTGTACATGGAATATCCCATTCATCACAATAACCACCTGCATCTCCAGTATCAACCCATGCTGGGTCTACTTCTGGTGGCGTTACTTGCTCATACTTTTTCATGCAAGCATCAACAGCTTTAGTTTTCCAATAGTGTCCACAGTTAGAACACAGCATCTCTCGTGCAGCTTCCTCACTTACATTCCACTTCATTGACTTGGTTAGCCAAAAGAATACTTCTGGAGCTTGTGGGTTTGCTGGGCCAAGGTCTGCTTTAACAATACAGATACGATGGTTATGTATACTTAACTCTTTATCCATCAATACTTCTGGACATTTACCGCTTTGAAATTCATCCATTATTCGTACCATTCTAAAATTAGTTCTGCCAGGTGTGCAGTACCATTGACATTGGTTAATCTAAATACATAAGTAGTTAATGGTTTTAGTACCATCTCTAAAGCAGAACTTCCTGCTCCGCCAGATTTTTTACCAGCCCCACCAGCAATGATTTCAGCCTCAATCTCAGTTCCAGTAACGCTAACTGTTGGATTAATTAATATAGCTGATTGACTTGCAGTATTAAGCACACGATGACGATTAATAGCCGTGAATGATGTTCCACCAGTAACAGTTGAGCCTTCATATATATAAAGTTCTGCATCTCCACCACAACTTGCATCAACTAATATATGAGGAGTTACGCCAGTTGCCCATGCAATTGCAATATTGCAACTTGCTCCTGCGGAAAGTTTTGCAGCATCTGGATAAATCTTATATGCTTTAAATGCACGCCCCTCATGTAGACGCAAATGATTGACATCTAATACAGGCATTGACCTATCAGAGCCAATTACTTGTTGTACGCCATCTTTGTCTGTATAGGTAGGCGATACAAACCTAGCCTTTGTACTAATGGACTCGCGTTCTACTTGAATAGCCATTATTTAGCTTTCTTAGGAATACCAGCCTCAGACATTGCGATTGCAATTGCTTGCTTTTCAGATGTTACTTCTGGGCCTTTTTTTGAACCAGAGTGTAATTTGCCAGCCTTGTACTCACGCATGACTTTAGACACTTTCTTTTGCATCTTTGTCTTTTCCATGTTAAGCACCTAGCGTGGTTTGTGAAGATAAGCCTTCTTCTGGGTTTGTACGTGCTTCTGACAACAACATACGAGCGCCACCACGAGCGCGAGCTAGACGTTTAGACGCTAATTCCTCACCCAAGTCACGTCTTGTATCTGATTCTTGTTTACGCAAACGTTCTGTCTCTGCTTGTTGCATTGCCAATTGTTGTTGAGCTGCTGCTGCACCACCATCACCGCCACCGATTAATCCACCCATGCTTATCTCCTAACCTAAAGTATCTGACATTGAATTTGACAACAAACCTCTATTTTTTCTAATCGTAGAAACAGAGGAAACTGACCCTAAACTTTCATCTACAGTTTTTTCTTCTAAGGATTTTTTGCTTAATCGAGGGCCAACTGAAATGCCAAGAGCATTTGTTTTTCCAAATCCTTCAAAAGCGTTATTGTTTCCATATTTTTTTTTAAATACGTTATTTTCTCCTGCTGTTGCTGCTTGCGCTGCCCTTCCACCACCCACCATACTTCCCATGATTAACCCCTAACCATTAAATTAAAGTCATCTTTATCCTCACTATACTGCTTCATGGTACACTCGGATATAAAACCGATAGCTCTAGCCCAATTTATAGCGCGATTATCTGACGTTTTAACAGTTATTTGCAATCTATGCAAGCCCATAGCTATCTCTGATATATCTGCAAATGCAATTCCTATCTTTGTCATGGCAATTGGCTTGGTTCTAGCTACGTCTCCAATGACAGACCACATTTCTGCAACGCCATCCCACAGTAAGGATGAGCCAAACACAGCAACAGGCTCCCCATGTAGAAAACAAGTGTAGGCAAATCCAAATTGTGCTTGCGTTTCTAGCATAGTTTTTACGCCAACCATGCGCTGTGCAGAATATCCAGCAAACTCACCGCCTTCAATGTCCATTGCATGCTGAAAAACAAACGGAGCAAACATTATCCCGTTTATCTTGGGCATATTATCGTTTAATTCTCTAATACTTAAATACATCGAAGTCGCTCATCACGGTTTTAGCAAAGATAGGGCCACTAGATGCAAGTGGATTACGCGTCATGCGCTTATGTTCCCCACCACCAAGCATTAAATAGCCAAAAGCATCGCCAACGTGGGAGTGTTCGTTCTTATTTGGGGCATCACGGAAGCGTTCTTGCCCTGCCCCTACTGATACGCGCTTGAAATGGTACCCACCAGCCAAGGATTTACGTAACATCTTGCATGAAGTATCCACCATTAGTCCAGGTTTACCATCAATAAGACGTTGCATAGGAGCAGCAGCACCCTCACGACGGACTTTAAAGTCGTTCGAATGGGTTGGTTGTGCCCGTAGACCAAGAGTCCTGAGATAATCGAACGCGGTGACTTCATAAATGGCATCCCTTTGCATACCAGCAGGGTCTCCCCACATCATTACCTGTGCTTTAGGATAACGTGCGTTCAGTTCTGCAAGTAGTTGTTGACCAAACCTCTCTAAACCCATGTCCTCAGTAACGATTTCATGTAGGACTACCCATCGACCATTAGCTAAACGCTGACCAATGACTGCTGCTGGCGTTAAACCAAAGTCCAAGCCAATCTGTATAGGCTGTGAATCGTCATACTCAATGGTGGCTGTCATCATTTGGTCGTTATACTCAGGCCACACAGGGCGACCTTCTTGCACATAGGTATATTTACCTTCTGCGTAACAGCGAATCCAGTCAAGGTTCTTACCACCAAGCATCTGTGGATAGTAGCCAGCAGGTAGATTGTTTAGATTTTCTGCTTTAGGGTTAATCTTCCACCAACGGCCTGATGCAAAGATATGGTCATTGGCTTCTGGGTTATCAGGCAAGTTAGCAGGGTCAACTTCAATTACCCCACCTGGCTGATTAAAGAACTTCCAAGCGTATGCACCTGTTACCTTTTCTTTCTCTGCTACTCGGTGCCACCAATGGTCATCATCCATTGGGTTGGTGTCCATAAAGACCCCGTGCCATGTCGCGCCACCGTCACGCTTTGTAGGATAGCGACCAACCCGATGAGTAAGGCCATCAATAACAGCTTTAGGTAGTTCTCTGGCTTCATTTACCCATGCTCCTGTAAGTTCCAAGGACAAAAGTTTACGAACATCTTTAGGTTGGTCAAGTGCTAAGAAGATAACCTCGCAGTCAACCCCAGCCGCGTCTCCCTTTGCAGGCAAACGTATATGGTGAGTAATAGGTGGAGTCCACAGCATAGGGCCAAACGTAGACTCAGGGAATAAGTCAAGCCATGTCTTGATGGTTGTTGTCTTTAACATAGGGTAACTGTTACGGACTACAGCAAAACGTGAATAACGCACGTTATCAATAGGGGATGGCTTTTGTTGTAACGCTTTTATAAAAATTTTTGCACAGCAGGCGTATGACTTGCCACTACCTACAGGCCCCATCAGCCCTTGCACAAACGAATCGTCTTGTAGAAACCTGTATACCTCTGGTGACTTAGAGAAGTTTAGGTTTAATCCGTCAAACGATACCTGTTTGGCAGACTGTTCTTTAGTTTTCGCCATCTATTACCTCTGCATCTATAGGGTCAGGAGCCACAATGTTTACGCCAATTACTGAAGGCTTGTCAGATTCTTGAACCTGGTCGAGTAACCCAGACGCTTTTGCCAATAACCTAAGAACACCAATTTTATCAAAGAGCTCGATGTCAAGTGTCGTAGTCGCGTTCCCTTCTTTATCGTAGCGAGTATTTGATTTGATACTCTTAATCGCCTGTAACGCATGCTCTGGTATATCGTGCGACGCTTTAACCTTAATGTTACCATGTTCATCCCAACTCATAATGTCAGTAAGATTTGTGTTAGCCATTGTCAGCAAGGCATAAGCGACGGCCTCACGATTGGCTTCTAGTGTTGCAGAACGTTCTAATGTTTTCTGAATAGTACGCACACCACCATAGTTCTTAAGTGATGGGATGCGTTTAATCTTTCTTGTATCTTCTTTTTCAGCCATTGATTACCTCTATCACTACTAAGCATGCACCATTAGGGCATGGGTCGCCACGGGTTATATGTAAATCATCTACTTGACTATCATCATCGTACACGCCAGCGTTCATGAGAGCATCAAGGATAGCTTTGAGCAGATTGTCAATATCAAATACGCGACGACTACGAGGGCGAATAACAATGTCCACACGAAGGCGAGCGCTGCCAAGTTTAGGAATTGCATTATTAATAACATATTCCTGCACAGCATGTTTAAACTCCACACCAGCTTTAGAAATGAAGCGTCTTTTACCATTTGCTCTCCAATACGTATTAACTGACGGTGGATAAGGAAGTGTTAATATCATGTGCTTAGTGCATTTAAACGTGCATTTAAATCTACATTACTATATTCCTTAAGATAACTCTTTAATGCTAGGTTCACAATGTGCGCCCTAGGCATCTCTTTATCTTTATGTGCAGCATCAAGCATTGCCCTAGTCTTTGGTGTCAATCGTACCAAGAACTTGTTGTATTCATTAACAGCCATAGTCTGAATCTCCTAAATCACTATTGTCAAACGTCTTTTCTATTAGCATATCTGCCATAATCCATACAGCAAAGATTACTGCACAAATTCCTAGTATCCACCACATGTCAACCCCTTATATATCTAGTGTATATCTTAGTATATCATAATAAATAGCTTGCAAAAATATATAAAAGGAGTATATTAATTCTTACGGGGCCATTACCCAGCCCTTGCAAATGTAGCTACGACAGATGCAGATAAACATATCGAACCGCAGGGTACTCCTTAAAGGCTAACGCGAGCTATATGCAAGGTTAGTGATAAAATCGGGGCCAAGAGCTGTGGGTACCATACAGGTATAGATTAGATAAACGAGAGTAGCGCACCGTAAGGTGTTTTTATCTGAATACATTATTTATTCGGGTTAGGTTAGGTATTGTCTTTAAAGCCTGATTCCAATATGTCTAAACAAATGTCTAAACATACGTATATACACATGCTATATACATCATGGTAACTTATCTGTTACTACAAAAAACCAGCGAAAAATTGCTTCATGTACCCCTACCGCTAGGCGAGGGGGTGGGGGGGCTAAGGGTCGATTCTCTCACACGCTACACCAAGCCAAGTTACACGCTACCCCCTTGAATATTCCTAGCTAGAATAGGGTACCCTCGCTTAGGCGCTTGAGTAACTCACTATGAGATATGCCAGCGGATACGATACGTTCGAGAGTGAGCAAATCGGATTCGGATTTGAGAGAGTGAGATACAACTAGTACAGCATCGCTAAAACTAATACTTGCATTATCACCTTGTAACGGTTTACTCGGATTCTTAACTGATTGTTTACTTTGCCTTGCCATTTTATAGCCCTCGTTATGTACTTCGTTACAATTGCTTATGCTTATTGCATCTACAGCATTTATACTTTCATCGAAAATGATACGCCTTAACGCGCCCCTAAAGCCAGTAAATCCAGCTCTTACAATCTCAATATAGCCCTTATCAACTAACCTTTTAATGGCCTTGCTAATTGATTGTGATGACACGCCCCTATATTTAGCAAGTGTTGACAATGCTACGAAGCTATAGCCATTAGGGCTTGAATAGCCAGCTAATATAGCCAGCATCCGAAAATCCCCTAATGTAAGCCTTTTATCTAAACACGCCCTAATAGGTATAACGCAAAAACGCCTTGCATCCTCGCGCTGCTCTTTTATAATGACTTGGGGCCTTTTGGGTATGATATAAGTTTTATTTATCATTCTTTAATTATACATTAAAACAATTCATGATATATCGCTTGCATATCTCAAATAAATAGGTATTATTCAATCCAGCAACACGATTTTAAACACTATTTGAAAGGTTACTATATGTATAACGTTATAGATATTCAAACTAAGCAAATCATAAGCGTACACGCTACCCTTAAACAAGCCAGCCGCAAAGTTATTAAATTAGATAATGCTTATGGCGCTTGCCGTTATATTTACCAATATAAGGCCGCTTAATATGGATAAGCACTTATTTTCTAATATTATTGGCTATTCAATTCTAGCCCTTTTCGCGCTTGGCTTTATTGCCTTGTTTATGGGCTTGTTTAATACTTCGATTGAATTTTTTACTATTGCGCTTATTGCAATTGGCGCTTGTTTACTTAATAAAACACTATAGGAATATACGATTATGGATAGAATTACATATAAGCAATTAGAATATTTTGTAAATGAATTAAATGAACTAACGAATAGCCCGTTAAAACCTTATGAGCAAGTAAATGGAAAGCTAATAGGCCAGCTTGGTAACTTTCATTTATATGGCGCTTACGGCGCTACAGCATTGCATCGCACAATGAATAACGGCGGCGGCGTTACTGAGATAATCGGATTATCTACTAAGCGCGAGTTATACAATCGCTTACGCTCAATGATACAAGGCATTAAATTAGCCAATGAATTGAAAGGGGCTTAATTATGGCTATTAAATACGAAGTTCAGGAATATAACCTTTTTGGCGGCTGGCTTAATAATTGGCATGATGAAACTGGCCCCTCTTATTTTGAAAGCCGTGAAGCCGCGCAAAATGAATTGAATGAATTTTTAAATGATTGTAAAAATGAATTTAAAGCTGGCTTTATGCCAGATTATCCCGATAAAGAGGATTTTAGAATTATAGAATTGAAAGGGGTTTAACATGGATAATAACTTTTGGTTTAAAGATTATTTTGTGATTATGGAAAAGCAACATAATGGCTCAATCCGTGTTACTGCATCAAATGATTATGACAATATTCGAACCGTGTTTTATGACTATCCGATGAGCTATATTGTTAAAAAGATTAAAAGCCATATTCGCTACCGCTTAACTCAATTCTCATAATGCAATTTTTAAGCCCCTTTTAACGGGGGTTTAAGGGCTTGCATTAAGCCAATACGATAATTACACGATGAAAGGTTTTTTATTATGATTGAAAATATAAATGTTAGATTTTTTACTTATTGCACTAATGGCGATAATGAGCCAGATACATGCGAGATAAGCGAAAGCCAGTTTTTAAAGCTACAAATTGATGAATCCAGATATGAGATGAATAAACCAGTTATTTATGAGCGCCATACAATACGCGAAAACGGATGCAATCAAATTTGTTTAACTTTGCCTAATGAAAACTATCCGAATATAGATGAACTTGAAAGGGTTTAATATGAAAATAGAAAAAATCTATTTAGGGGATAGTTATAAGCTGGCGGCCCTTAGGCTTTATTTTGAAAATGAGCCAAGCCTTATTATTGAAAATGATAAAAAACTAACCAATGAAAACTTTTTATTTTATGTAAAAAATACATTTAACGTTTCATACGTTACTAATTGCGAGGGCTAAAAATGAAAAAACTAACTTTTCCTAATTGGTATTATCCCCCCTTAATTTGCATGGATTATTCAGGCTTAGCTAAAGAGGATATAAAAACACTTAACAATGATTTGCTGGATAATGGCGTTTTATTTTCGGATTGTATTAAAACAAGCGATGAATATACCAAGCTGCAATCAGGCGCGTATTTAACGGTTATAGATTTTTATTTTAAAGGGGCTTAACATGATTATTGATAAAACAGACTTAATTCTTTTAACTAATATTGAGCATGAGCTAACAAGTTTATTATCCGCGCATTATATCCATAATCAATATGGAAAATTAAATTATCTAGAAGCGTTAAGAAAAGACTTAAATGCTTTAATTAAAACTTTATAACAATTAGCCCCTTAATTGGGGCTTTTTTATTGCCTTTTGATTGTGGCATGAGTTATTAAACTATTAAACACGCGCCAAGCCTATTTTAAAGCCAGCTATCGCATTTTAATATCAATTTGATAGTGAGATATAGGCTCTTTATTGATTGTCATTTATACGGGCTTGCATGAAGCCGTTATTTTAACTTTATGGCGCGAGTTTATTTTTTCTCACAATTCTACACTTTGAGTTTATTTTTACGGATTTTTTCAAACTTTTTAGCCATTTTTGCTAAAACCAAAATATAGGCGAAGGGGCGTAGAAATTTATTTTACTTCAGACTCTTTTAAATGCTGGCTAACTTTTGCCTTTGCTTTTTCCACGTCATCAAATTTTCCTAGCAGTAAAGAGGGCAGCATCCAAACTTGGTAGATATTGCCACCTTCTAGGCGAGGGGATTTGGAAATTGCATAGCCTTTCATACGAATGACCTTATCCACATCTCCTGCCTTGTATTTAAAGTTTACTATTGCGTAAGCGCCCCAAGGATACCACTTCATCTATTCACTTTCATGCAGACGGATGTCATCCATTCTATCAAATTATCTGGAGTATATTCTCGTTGATACTGAGTGCAACGCTTAGTGCCTTTTATGTTACCGCAAATACTTCTATCGGTTGATGCTGTATTTTTTGGTGGCAATGGTGGTAAGTCTTTCATATCTATTCCACAAATATATAGCTTGGTTTTTTTATGTGCTACATGTCCAAAATCAAACTGGTCTACTTCAATTGTAAATCCACCAAACTCATCTGTAAACTAATCTACCAATGGCAATGGTGCTTCTTTCCATAAACGTGAGCCAGCAGGATGTTCTAATATTCCACCATTTAATCTTACTTGGGCTAATGCAAAGTAAGCAAGCTGCTTCTCATCAGGTCTTGGGTTAGCCATGTGAGATAACATGCCCCAAGCTCGACAAGGCGGATGTGCAATAACTGGATAGCTTTTACAATAGTTTCTGGCATCACGATGGATGTCATATACATCATAGCCATCAAGTTCTTTATAACGGCTGTCATCTCTAGCAAATAGAATAGCTATCATTATCGCCACCCCAATTGTTTACGCATGTCAGCAAGCCTATCACGATTAGCTTTGCGTTCCTCATCTGTATACCTGCGAGGCAAGGCCATATCGAATACGCGCTTCTCTTGTGCTTTGCATAGCTCTATCACATCTGCAATCGTTGGCATCTTCTTGTTCGTTCCTATCCACTTGCTCAAGGCCAGCGATACCATGCGAAACTCATAGACCTTTAGCTTGCCCCACCATAAGCGTAGCATCTCGATGTCAAGTTCTGGCTTGCTATAGTTTGTAGTCAATGCGCCCATCATCTTTTTAAACGGCAGTTTGTCATGTTCTAACATTACCATAACTCCTCTACTGGGGCTTCATCTTTCCAACGCCCCTGATTAAGATACGTGGATGGGTTAGGAATATACTTTCCATTCTCACGCTTCCATTGCTCAGATTCTTTCTGCCAATACAATGCGTTTAATACATCATCAAGAAATGGCTTTGCCTTGTTCCACGATTTAAGTGCTGCATCTTTTCCTACTTTCTTTGGATATGTATGCCAGAAAGTTTCAAAGTCATGCGAAACAACAAGCGCGATTTCGCGCGAGGGTTTTGTAGTTAGTTGGTTATTGGTTATTGGTTTATGGTTATTGGTTGGTTGAACGGTCGTTGAACGGTCGTTGGATTCATGTTGAACTGTGGTTGAACTAGCGTTTAGTTTCCGTTTCTCAGCAGAAGCCTTGCCAGCTTTAGAAGCCGTGTCTAATTGCTTATGGTATTCAGCAATTGTTTTGTCACATCTAGTATGATGCCATCCATCTTCTTGCAAAGTGAAATACATATCTAGCAGGCCAGTAACAATCGGCTGCACATCCCTTGCATTTGTTTTCATGCTAAGAGTAAATATATCATTTGGAAGCGGCTTTTCAGAATCGTAGTAAAGCCATATTAGCTTTACATATATTCCGACTTCTTCATTAGTTAAGAACGATGTGTCCTTAATAAAGTCGCCAATGTGGTGCTGATAGTAGTGCATAATAAACCCTCATCAAAAGTTATCATCAAAAGAAAAGCTGGCAGGGCGGAGATGAATCGCCTTTTCGGTCTGCATAACCTAGCCAATACAAATAATAATCTATATGTTAAAAGTATATCCATTAAAATTTCTTATCGATATTGACAAGTCGATTTAAATAAATCATTATACAGATAGCTCACAGATATATATATTGTGAAGCGTAGCAAGTCGCTACATAACTATTAGGAGACGATAATGGCAATTAAAGACGGAACATTAGAAACATTTGAAGTCTATGGCATAGAGTTAGATGTCATCTATGAATGTGATATAGAGAAAGACCCATACGGAACTGGTGATAGCCCTACTATTTACTCAGTTACCATTCACTCAGTAGAACTTACTGACAGCACTCAAAACATTGAAGAACTATTATCTAAGCGCGTCATGGATGCCTTAGAAGGATTGATTATTGACAATGAGGCTAATAACCTATGAGTCAGCAACAATTTCAAGCAGAAGTAATGGATGAACTTAAACAACAGGACACGATAATGACTACATACGCAGAACTACGCAAGATTAACGTAAACGATTTTACAGAAAAGAAAGGCCAGCTCACATACCTGTCATGGACTTGGGCTGTAGACCAATTGCTTATGCAAGACCCACAAGCTGTATGGGAATTTCCAGAGCCAAAGGTATACAACGACACCATGATGGTATTTTGTAACGTTACAGCGCTTGGCAAGACTATGCGTATGCAGTTGCCAGTAATGGATAACCGCAATAATGCAATTACAAATCCTGATGCACGTAAGATTAGTGATGCGACAATGCGATGCCTGGCTAAATGTATTGCTTGCTTTGGTATTGGCTTATACATCTTTGCTGGCGAGGACTTGCCACAGATTGACCTT